CTATGCTGCCTGTGACGAATTCTTCTTGTTCGTCTTGCTCTCTTCTTGTCGGAATCGCCAGATCCGCTTGGGTTATTGGATGGCGCTCCACCAGCGGGGCTAGAAGACCCGCCAGACGACGCAGGAGAGGCTGTGAGCGTTGTAATAGCAGCAGTCACAGCAATAAGCGTTCTTCTCGCTTTAACATCAATTTCGGAACCGACAGGAACATAATCGTCCAGCCCTTCGCCAAAGATGTCAATTTCATTTTCAAATGTATTTTTAATATCCTCTGGTGCATTTGTAAGAGTTTCAACAAGAGCAGCCTCTTGCTCTGCTGTTAAATCTTCAACCGCTAATTTTTGGAAGATTTCTTTAGCTTCATCTGTAGAAATTGCATTTAAAATTTCTGGTTTAGTTGATAATGCGACAGCCTCTTCTTTGCTCACGCCTTCTGAAATAATGTCTTTAACAGCATTTGTAATCTCATCTTTTGTTAAATTTTTAGCATCATCAAGAAGCGCTGCGGTTTTTTCATCAACTCCTGCTGGAATTGATGGTGGCAGAGTAGTTGTCGTTGTTGGAGGAGTCGTTGTTGATGTTGTCGTTGTTGATTCAATAGTTGTCGTTGTGTTATTTATAAATGGGAATATTGTTGTTGTAGGCGATACCGTTGTAGTTGTTGTTAACTCTGTTGTTGTAGTTGGAACTATAGTTGTAGTAGTTGTAGTGCTTGTTGTTGTAGTGGTGGTAGTTGTAGTAGTTGTCGTAGTGCTTGTTGTTGTAGTTGTTTCTGTTGTTCCAGCAACTTGTTCACTATAACTTGAATAGACACCTAGAGTATCATTGTCGGCTCTAACTCTAATTTCACATGATTCACCAGAATTAAGATTTGGAATATAAGCATTTGTTTGAGTGCTTGCAATGGCATATCCATTGCGCCAATTATCACACGACCACATAATTGCATATCTTTCAACATCAACATTTGATGGATTTGGAGCATCCCAATTAAGATATATACGACTTGTTGTAATAGAAGTTACTGCCAAATTTCTTGGTGGATTTAGGTATGGAGCAATTGTTGTAGTTGTCGTAGTTGTTGAAGTAGTAGTTGTTGAAGTCGATGTGCTTGTTGTCGTTGGCATATTTGTCGGCATTGAGCTTGTTTCAATTGTGTAAAATTCTCTATACCATCGATTTGGATCACCGCAACAAACACCCGTTCTTAAACGATATGTCCCTGTTTGCTGGACATTATAAGAAATATATGAATCTAGACCATAGTAGTCATCATTGGCTGTGAGCAGTTGATTATTTGAATTATAGAACCAAAGCATGCTATCAATGCCATGTGACCATGCATCTGCTCTTACAGTAAAAGTTGTTCCTTGCGTTAATTCAAAATAAAAATCATTTGCACCAGTTGTCGTTATTACATCGGCTTTTACTGGTGTAGCAAAAAGAGCAAGAACTATTGAAGGAATTAGTAACCATGCACCTTTTCTAAACTTTAATCTTTTCACAGATATAAGTTTATAGCAATTTGTATTAAATAGAAATTAAGCGATATATTCAACGCCGCTTATAACGTATGTTGCAGTTGTGACATTTGCACTCACATACAATGAAGCACCAGCATTCATAACAAGCGATGCATCATAAGAAATAGTTTCTCCACTTGCAACAACATAGTTAGAAAGAATCTTGTTGTTTGCGCCAGCCGATCCGCTTGAAGGAATAACATGAACATTACAAATAATTGTTGAAGCACCAGTGTTACAAATATTAATATTTTTTACAATTGCATAACTTCCACTATTTGAACTAAGAGTATATACATTAGATGCACTATCACTACCGATATATAAATTTTTTGGTGTTAAATTAGCCATTAGATCCCCATCCAAGCAATAATGCTTGTATCATTTGTCACAGTATTCATATCCTGTATAGTTGCTGCATCTAAAACATGGTCAACAATTTCTCCCGAAACATGTGCAATTGCTGTTGTAGAGTCATATCCTCTTTGTGATACGGTAAATGTATTAGCAGATCTTGATGAGCAAAGAACCTTTTCCTCTTGGGCAGTTCCTCTTCCAATAACAATTACAAAGGGATTTCTTGATCCTGTTGGAAATGTGCTTCCATCAATAACTGTAATTGAAGAAGCTGAATTAGAAACATTTGATGTTAATTGTGTTTTTAATACACCGCCAGCAAATTCTCTTCTAAGCATGTTGCCTCCAATTAGTCAATAGAAATACTCAAGTCTCCTGAGCTAATTCTTAATGTATCTCCAGCATCAAGGGTTTTGCTTGATGTAAGCGAACCATAAACAAGAATATTCCCAGCACCAGCCGTGTTGCCATCCAGAACTGCAATACCAGTAACGGTACATGCTGGCATCCCCGAGAAGTCAATGTTTGCATTATTTGTTGTGGAACCGCTGGAAGCAGAGGAGAATGTTGCAGACTTTCTGCTATACGAACCGCCAGAAACCTCTGTTGCTGGGCTTGGGCTTGCTCCTGTTGATGCGTCTGTCAATGCCGATCCTGTATAAAGAGCAATATAAACAGTTGATGGCATCGTAAAAGATGCCGTTCCTAAAAAGTGGTCAATTAATTTATTTTCTAAATAATTGCTTAAGTTACCAGCCATTAGTCCTCCTTGGAAGCCAGATACTCCTCTAATTCAAGCGCATCTGGTGTTCTAAAATTATCAAGTGTAAGTAAAAAGTCGGCTTCTTCTTGTGTTACCTCTTGAATATTATCTTCTCTGGTAAAGCGAAGACCATTGGAAGAATAAGAAGAACCGCTTTCGAAAATAACAACGACCTTACCCGAACCGACCTCTTTCTTTGGCGCATCAGTCTTCTTTGCAGCAGCCTTCTTTGCTGGTGCCTTCTTAACTGGGTTCTTTTCTGTTGTTTCTGGTTTAATTGATGATGATGTAACGATATTATTTTCAGTCATAGTGAATATGTTATCACAGTTAATTGTAAAATGCGAAAAGGAGGGGATATTTCACCCCTCCAATTCACAATCTTTTATATTAAGATCAGAGTGAACGCAGCTTGACGTTCTTGCCAATCACATAGGAGTCAGCGTTCTCAATGTTGCTTGCAACTCTCATGTACTGTGTGTACTCAATCGTGTCGGTCTTTGGCTTGAACTGACGGTAAACAGTAATGTCACGGTGGATACCGATAACACGGTTGTTAGGGAATGTCAGCTCAACATAGCCATGCGAACCAGCAGCGCCTGAATAGTCACCCGAAACGGTTTCTGGCATCAGAGGAACCTCAACCAGCGGAATACCGAATGGTGAAATACCTGTTGCGCCTGCACCGCCATTTGAGCGAATTGCGCCCTGGAAGAATGCCTGCTCACCAAATGTTGATGCTGGGGCAGGTGCTCCAGCAGTAGCAGCAGTTGCTGAGTTTGGATTCTGAACGCTCCAAGCTGTGTCCTGAACAACACCAGAACCAGAGAAGAACTTCAGCTCATTTCTGCGCTGCAGGTACTTCGTTGGCAGGTTGCGAAGGATGCGGTCGTATGTTGCTCTGGAAACATTGTTACCAGCCTCGTCGACAGTGTGACCCGAAGCCTTAGCAAGCTTGACAAAACCATCAAGAGCCTTGAGCAGCGAGTTTGAAGAAGATGTGTTGCCGTTGATAAACAGATCGTCCATATCGTTGGCTGTTTGACGAGCCATGATTTGTGCGATGTGGTCCTCAAGGGATGCACCCTCAATGTTGTCTTCCAGCGACTCGGTTGAGATTGCCCAGTCAAGACGGAGCTTAACGGTTGACAAAGAAACCTTGCTGAATGTGACAGCGGCGTTTGTGCCAGTGTCTGTGGCCTCTGTTGCCTTTGCAAGCAAACGAGTACCAACGGAAACCTTATCGATTTCCATTTGTGGTGTACGCATACGAACGACTCTGGCGTTCTGCATGAGCACGGATTGGTCGATGACGTAATCAAGGAAGCGGTTTGACTGGGCTGGCTTTAAAAGACCACCAGAGTCATTACCGACAACGCTCGTTGTCACTTCATCGGCTTTGGAAAGAATTTCTTCTTGTGATGCCATATCTTTTTTCCTCCTACTTATGACTCATAACCAAGGGTGGTAATTAAACCC